GCTGATGGTTCTGCAAGAACTGGGTTAGTTGGTGGCTTTTATGGTGGTGGTGGTGGTGGTGCTGGCAATCAACTAGCCGGTACACAAAATGCCGCTGCCGCTGGTCGCCAAGGCGCAATCATCATTGTTTACACGCCGAGTGGCGTTGTAATTGTAAATGGCTCGTCCGCAATCTCTGCTGTAGCAACGGTATCTGCTGCGGGTCTTGCCACATACTCTGCTGCGTCATCGATCTCTGCTCTGTCAACAGTGTCGGCCATTGGAAGCCTGACATTGATTGCTGGTTCTGCAATATCTGCCTATGCAATAGTTAGTGCAGATGGAACAACAGAGGGTTTTGTTTTTGGCGCAGCATCAATTTCTGCCAATGCAACACTAAATGCAAATGGGTTTACCATTTTTAATGGGCAGTCTGCAATTTCTGCCAATGCAACTCTTTCTGCACTAGCAAGCAAAGTTTTCTTTGCAGACTCAGCAATACTTTGTGATGCGACAGTATCTTCAACAGGATTGCTTGAAAAGATTGGTTTTGCTGTAATTGATGGAGTAGCAACTGTAACGGCAGAAGCACAATACACTGCATCTGGTTCTACTGTTATCGAGTGTATTGCAACAGTTATTCCTTCCGGCAATGCAATTTTTTCTTCTGAGTCAACCCTTGGTTGTTTTGCAACGATGATTCCTAACGGGAGAATCATTGGTGATGAATGGTCTACCGTTGCTCCAGAAGAAAACACTTGGAGTGACGTTAATGTAGGCTCTAACGTATGGACTGAAGTTCAATCGGGTGAAAACACATGGCTGCGACAAGGATAGTTTTTAGCGAGTGGACTCCAGATCGACCAGGCATTGCTGGCAACATGACTGAGGTAAAGAATGCTTACCCCGTTGCGTCTGGTTATGCTCCATTTCCAAGCAAAGTAAATTTTGGCAATGCTGCATCTGAGACGTTGACCAGCGTGTTTGCAGGGCAAGCCGCTGGCACTACAGCATTGTTTGCTTCTAGTGCTACCAAAATCTACAAGTACGACTCATCCACGCTGAACTACTCGGATGTATCAAAGAGTGGTGGTTACAACAATCCTGTTAACGATGTTGTCCAGTTTGGAAGGGTCGTGATTACTGCTAACAACGCAGAGAAGTTACAGGCTTGGACAATCGGCACATCTACATCATGGAATGATCTATCCATGAATGCGCCTGTGTGCAAATTCGTTAGTGTTGTCCGTGACTTCGTTGTAACTGGGCATCAATCTGCGAATCCGAATCGTGTCCAATGGTCTGACATTAACGATGAAACCGATTGGGTATCAAGTGCAGCAAGCCAAGCAGACTTCCAAGACATTCCTGACGGTGGGGACATTGTCGGAATAACTGGTGGGGAGTTTGGGCTTATTTTCCTGCAAAACTCCATTCATAGAATGTCTTATGTTGGAAGCCCGTTGTTCTTCCAGTTTGACAACATCTCTCGCGGCCTTGGGTGTTTTGTTTCTGGTTCTATTGCTCAGTACCGACAGACTTCTTTCTTCCTGTCTGACAATGGCTTCTATATGTGTGACGGGCAATCAATCACTGCAATCGGTGCAGAAAGGGTTGACCGTTGGTTCTTCGACAATGTTGATATCAACGCTATCGAAGAAATGAGCGCAAATGTAGACCCCGAGCGAAAGCTGGTTATCTGGAACTTTAAGAACGTATCTGCAACTTATTCTCAGTTGATGTACCAGTGGGAACTGAACCGCTGGACTTATTCTGACATTAACATCAGCAGCATCGGTGGTGGCTTAACGGCTGGCGTTACGCTTGAGCAACTTGATGCTTACGGAACCGTGGATAGCATTGAAACAAGTTTTGATGCTCGTCTGTGGGCTGGAGGCTCTTATTTCTTGGCTGGAACCAGCGGAACAAATGTCGTAAGCATTGAAGGCCCAAACCTGACTGCATCACTTATTACTGGTGACATATCGGTAGAAGGCCAGCGTAGCGTTATGACGCTTACGAAGCCAATCATTGATAGCGGAAATGCCACTGTTGCTGTTGCGAGTCGTACCAAATTGAATGACACGATTACCTTTGGTACTGCCGTTACTGCTGATGCAGAGAACCGCGCCTCACAACGCTCTAATGGCAACTACCATCGTGTTCAGGTGATTCCTACCGGCGATTGGAAGACTGCTGTTGCGGTAGACGTTGAATTTGCTACGCAAGGCACACGATGACTCAGTTCCGCACTGTTCAACCAGGCACTACTGATGCCCGTACAACACAAGAAATCATCCGTGGGATCATGGATGGTAAGACGAACAATGTCGGAACCATCACGCTCGCGGGTAGCGGAGCCACAACTACTGCACTCTACGATGAACGCATTGGCTACGACTCTGTAATCCTGTTTGCTCCATTCTCTACTGTTGCATTTGAGGATTCTGCCCCATACGGTGCATTCCAAGACTCAACAGACCAAGCGGCTACTACTCTTGGTCAAGCAACAATCATGTCGTTCAATACGACTGACTTCTCGAACGGTGTAACGCTATCCAATAGCACGCGATTGAATGTCAGTACGGAAGGTCTGTATGACTTGCAGTTTTCAGCGCAATTCAAAAACACGACCAATGACACTCAGGACGTAAGCATCTGGTTCCGTAGAAACGGTACTGATGTGACTGCATCAAATAGTAAGTTTGGTATGCCATCAAGAAAGAGTAGTGGCGACCCTAGCCATTTGATTGCATCGTTGAATTTCTACTTCGATTTGAATGCTGGAGACTATGTAGAGATTGCTTGGAGACCAAGTGACCTTGGGGTTTCGCTAGAACACTTCGCTGCTGTAACTGCCGTCCCAGGTTCAACTCCTGCAATTCCAGAGACTCCGTCGATCATTGCAACGATGGAATACATTGCTCCTGCCGCAACGACCAACGTATACGCAAGTTCACAGAGTCAAGGCTATGCATTGCTAACTCATTTTGCGAACTATGCCACTACAACTAGTCCTAAAACGTATGCCTATGTGGTGATCGGATAAATGGAAGTCAGATATATCCCGAAGGAAGAACTTAGGAATTGGTGGACTTGGGTAAAAAATGGACTTGAAACGGTATTAACAAAAACTCCTGAATATTGGATTCCAGAGGATTTGTATTGTGATTGCTACGAAAATCGCTCAATGTTATGGGTGACATTAGTAGATAATAGACCTGTAGGGTTTTTCGTTTTACAACCTAACGGGACTAATGTGCATATATGGGTCGCATATTTGGAAGACCCTAGATATTTGCAAGAAGGTTGGGAACACATTAAGGGTATTGTCAGAAACGGCAATGGTGAAACGATAACTTTTTCATCCTTTAGAAAAGGTTGGGAAAAGCGCGCATTTGAATTAGGATTCAAACCGCGCACTTGGATATGTGAGGTGTGATATGGGTGGCGGCGGAAAGAGTACAACCACGCAAGGTATTGATAAGGCACTTCGTCCTTACGTTACCTATGGTCTTAAAGAGGCTCAACGCCTTTATGAAACTGAGACTCCTTCGTTCTTCCCAGGCCAAACTTTTATTGGCCCTTCTGAAGCAACCACTCAAGCAATGCAAGCTGCTACCCAACGCGCACAAGCCGGTAGCCCTTTGCTTCGTCAGGCTCAAGAACAGCAACAGCGTGTCCTCAGTGGTGAGTTCCTGAGTGCGGGTAACCCGTACCTTCAACAAGCGCTTGGACAATCAAGCCGAGTTGCTGGGCAACAGTTCTATGACGCTATGCGCGGTCTAGGATCGCAAGCATCTAAGGCTGGACGGTATGGCTCTGGTGCAATGGGTCAACAAGAAGGTCGTGCAGAACAAGCACTGGCTACTGCTCTCGCTGAAAACGCAGGCAAGCTGTCGTTTGAGAACTATGCAGCCGAACGCGCCCGTCAGGAAGCCGCCGCTACTCAAGCACCAACTATGGCAATGGCTGACTACGCCGACATTAACCAACTGTTGAAGGCTGGAACTCTCGGTGAGTCCTACCAACAGCGCGCCCTTCAAGACGAAATGGCACGATTTGAGTTTGAGCAGAACAAGCCTTACGCCAAACTCTCGACGTTCCTTTCAAGTGTCTATGGTGCGCCTCAAGGCTCTGTATCCCAGACTACTTCTGGCGGCAAGATTGTTTGTACCGCTATGTGCAAGGCTTATGGCTTTGGATCGTTCCGTCAAAAGATTTGGTTGGAACATTCCAAGAATATGCATCCGGCATTCCAAGTTGGCTATCACGCCATCTTCTTGCCTGTTGTCGAATATGCCTACAGTGGAGAACTGACCCTTGGCAAGAAACTCACACGAAAGATCGCAGAACACATTGCACGCCATCGTACTGCTGACATTTGGAAGCGTAAGCGTGGCCGTTTTGATCTGCTTGGTACTGTTTATCGCGGAATCCTTGAGCCGGTCTGCTTCGCTGTAGGGATGCTGCACCGACTGGAGGCCAGCCATGTTTAACTTTGCTCCGATTTTGATTGGTGCTGCTGTAGGTGCTGGCACTTCTGCATTGTTTGGTGGCAACCCATTGAAGGGTGCTGCGCTGGGTGGCCTCAGCGGCGGATTGTTTGGAGTTGGTGGGCCATTTGAGGCAAGCAAACTGTTTGGTGGCCCTGCTAGTGGTTTGAATGTAGCTGGTAGTGCTGCCGGAGCAACTAATACTGCTCAAACTGCAGCTGGTCTGGCTGAAAAAGGGCTGACAAATATGGCCCCAATTCAGGGATTTGCTGGCACACCATCTGGTATGTCACCTATGACCGCTGCTATTGAGCAAGCGGCAATGCGTGACCCTTCTGGATTTGCCGGTGGCATCACCTCTCTACCCGCTAGTGCTGCTGTTCCTTTTGGCGGCTCTACTGGCGCACAAAGTTTAGTCAACCAAGGGTTGCTTGGTTCACTCAAGGATTATTTGCCATCTTCTCAAGCGATTGGAAGTCTTGGTCTAAACCTTGGTTCGCAAGCACTGATGCGCCCTCCTGTTCAAGCCCCTGCCGGTGGAATCACACAAGGTAAGCCGCTTGACATTACTGCTGTTGAAAATCTTTTGAAGGGTCGCCAACAGGCTCCTAGTGGCTTGATTAGCGATTATTTCGGGTGAAACTATGGACGGACTATTCTCTCCTCCTCCGCTGATTACTGGCTTGCTTGGTGCTGACGAAGCAGAACGACTCCGCAAGCAATCCATTGGCACTGGCATCGTATCTGCGCTTATTGGTGGGCTTGCTGCTGCACCTAACTATCGCTATACGGGTATTGCTCCGATTCTTGGTCAAGCACTTCAGAGTGGCTTCCAAGGTATGCAGGGTACTTATACTTCTGCACTTGAGAACTATCAGACTCAACAAAAGATGCTTGAGGCTCAACGCCAACAAGAGCAGCAGCGCCTTCGTAATGAGGCGATTACAAGTCTTAGCCCGGAAGAACAGGCTCTTGCTCGTATTGACCCAAATTCTCTTGGCACTCTTATGGCTGCCAAGTTGAAGCCAACTAAGGCTCAGGCTAGGGTTCTTGATTCAGAAGAAAAGGCTGGACTTGGACTTCCTATTGCTGCTCCATATCAAATGGATGCTGAAGGGAAGATTTCACTAATTCAAGAACCTACATCGACGCAAACCAAACTTTCTCCAAATGAAAGCATTGCAGCAAGGTATATGTTCAAGGGCAACGACAATCCTGATAC